TATTAAGGAGATAGGACTATGGCAGCTGGATTAGGTTTTAAGACCTTTACTACTGGCGAGGTACTTACGGCAGCTGACACTAACGGCTACCTAATGCAAGGCGTATTGGTGTTTGCCTCAGCGGCGGCACGAGATGCAGCTATAACCTCACCACAAGAGGGCCAATGCTGTTATCTAAAAGATACCGATGCAGTACTTACTTATTCAGGTGCAGCGTGGGTCGGCTTTGACGATAGCAACGCTATCCAGAATACTATTGTGGACGCTAAAGGTGACCTTATAGGTGCAACTGCAGCTGACACCCCAGCACGTTTAGCCGTTGGCACTAATGGCCAAGTACTTACAGCTGACTCGACAGCGGCTACAGGATTAAAATGGGCTGCTGCTGCAAGCGGCGGCGGTTTAACTTTGCTAGCAACTGCCTCACCAAGTGCAGCCGCATCTTTTCAATTTACATCTATTAGCGGATCATATAAAAATCTTGTAATGTATTGGAAAAACTTTCAGGCATCCGCAGGCGGTACTTTTGCTACAATGAAATTAAATAATGACTCAGGGTCTAAATATGATTTTCAGACTTTACGCATTAAATCTCAGGGAACTAATATTGCCGTGGATGCAGCAGATGGCGGCACGGTTACCTCGATGATGGGATCTACTAGCGCAGATAACGCCTTTGGTGGTCAATTCGCCGGTCTTGCGGTGCAAACTGCGGGCCGTGGTTGGTTGCGTATATGGAATTACACCGATGCCGGTGGTTATACTAATTACGATTGGCACTCAAAGAGTTATAATAATACGGTACCGCAAACTATCGGTACTCTTGGCTGGGGTGGTTATCAAAACTCCGCAGCAATTACTCAAATAGATGTAACCGCCTCCGGCGGTACTTTGACCGGCACCTGCTATTTATACGGAGAGTCATAAAATGACAAGATTACAAAAACTTAGCGTAAACGTCGAGACAGGCGAGGAGACTTTAATAGATCTAACCGCCGATGAGTTAGCAGAGTTTGAGGCAGGCGTAAAAACTTTGGAAGATGCCGAGGCAGCAGCTAAAGCAAAGTTAAAAACCGATGAAGAAAATAAAGCTGCACTTTTAGCAAAGTTAGGCATTACTGCCGATGAAGCAAAGCTATTACTAAGCTAAATGCAGACTAGCTATAACGGCTGGCCAGCATCTAAGGATCAGGCTGAGATAGGCGTTAAGCCTTTTAATGTAGAGGGCACAAGCCTAAAAATCCGCTGCGCTGAAAAGGTAGCGCCGTTGCTTATTAACTTTGCTAAAGAGTTTAACGAGCTAATAGAGCCAATAGAGGGCGGCACCTTTGACGATTGGGGCTATGCCTACAGAGACGTAAGAGGTGTGGTAGGCAAACTTAGTAACCACGCTAGCGGCACAGCTATAGACCTGAACGCAACTAAACACCCTTTAGGCAAGGTAGGCACGTTTGAGGCAGCTAAGGTACCTATGATCCGTGCCCTGGCTAAAAAGTACGGCCTAACCTGGGGCGGAGATTGGACTAGAAAAGATGAAATGCACTTTGAGATAGCACTAAGCCCTGAAAAGGTTAGGGCTTTAATTACTAAGTTAGGAATAGAAAATGCCAACTAGCGCACAAGTAACAGTAACTACTACAGCTACATTATTAGTAGCGGCTAACATTATGGACCAAACCGTGTGGCTACATAATCAAGGCGGCGGCGCCGTGTATTTAGGCGATGCTAACGTGACTACAGCTAATGGTTACAAGCTAGATAACGGCGATAAAATGCAACTGCCAGTAGGTGATAATGAGGGCCTCTACGGTATTACGGCATCATCAAGCCATATTGTAGCTGTGTTAAAACAAGTCAACTAAGGGGCATTTAGGAGCAATACAATGAAAGAGCAAATTAAGGCTGCGGCCTTGTCTTACCTACGTGCAGCTTTATCGTGCGTGGGTGCGCTGTATCTCAGCGGGATTTCAGATCCTAAAGTACTAGCTAATGCTTTTCTAGCTGGGCTAATCGGGCCAGTACTTAAAGCTATAGCACCTAATGAAAAGCAACTCGGGATAGGCGCTAAGTAAGTGTCGCAGGCCCAGGCATACATAGCGGTAGCGTTGGGGATTGCTACGCTTTCAGGGTTTATGGCTGGGCTTGTGCGGCACCTTGTTAAGTATTACCTATCTGAGCTACGCGATGACGGCAACGGCGGGCATAACCTTAAAGGTAGGGTTGAGCGTATAGAGATACGAGTGGATAAGATTTACGAGCTGTTGCTAGAGGACAGGCTTAGTAAGTAGGGCGTGTCGCGTTGTCTTTTGTCGGTAGGTAGGTTCATACTTTAACTACACACGCCGAGAGGGCTACTCGGATAAGTAGCGACTCGGCCTTAACAAAGGGCGAAAGATGAACAGTTTAGATTTAATGGTAGTAGGTATGGTTTGCCTCTTTATGGGCTTATTTATATGGGCAGCTTATGAAATGGGCTACAAAGTAGGCCTGGGTGAAGGTTACCTACGTGGCCGTAATATCGCTAAGGCGCTAAAAGAAGCTGAGGCCAAGCGATGAGTAACTTTCTAGAGGGCTACGAGGATGTCAACGCCAGGATTATCAGAGCGCGTGCCGAATATCCCACGCTACGTTTAGTCGCATATATCGAGGATATAGACATAACAAAAGGTTATATTTTAGTTAAGGCTGAGGCCTACAAAGAGTACGAAGATCATCTACCGAGCGCTGTTGATTATGCTTTAGAAGTGCGTAGCGACAGAGGCGTAAACCTTCATTTTTGGGTAGAAAACTGTGTGACTTCCGCTTATGGGAGAGTTTTAGGCTTGTTAACACCTGGCGGTATTGCTCGCAGTACTAAACAGGATATGGAAAAGGTAGAGGCACTTAGCACTAAAGACGTAGCACCTGTTAGTGATGATCTATGGGCTACTACACCCGTAGCACAGACCATAGAGGCAGTTAAAAATGAGCTAGGTGGCATCTACCTACAGGGCAAACCTGAGTGTAAGCACGGGGCGCGTGTATGGCGAGAAGGCGTAAGTGCCAAGACCAACAAAAAATGGGGCAATTACAGCTGCATAGAAAAGAGCAAGGCAACACAATGCGACCCCGTTTGGTATATGCAGACCTCTACAGGCTGGGCGCCACAGGTATGAGCGACAGCTACGAGTTAATTAACCTTAAAGAGATGACAGGCAAACTCTTTGTTAACGGTGAGTTAGCAGCTGAGTACAAGGTTGAACAATGCGATAAGTGCGCCCTGGTAGCACAGCTAGATAAGTTTGGCTATCAAAAAAACAGCTATGAAAATATCATATGGTTTTGCAAAGGTTGCCGATGATAGACACAGAGCAAGAGCTATTTAATTACATCAAGGGCCGTTATTTAGAGGATCTAACTAAGTCATCCGACCAATACGAGTACCACGATTGCACTAGCACCCTGTATAGGCTGCATATAGAGCTAAAGTGCAGGCACACGCATTACGATAACCTGCTTATAGAGCAAGAAAAGTACGATGCGCTAATGCAACAGGCCGAGCGCCTGGGCTTTACGCCCTTTTACGTTAATGCCACACCTAAGGGCATCTACGCCTTTAACCTGCGTAAGATAACGGTTAAGTGGTCAGTTAAAAGGCTGCCTGCTAAAACAGAGTTTGATAGCCAGGGCCAGGTTGACAAAACCGTGGCCCTTTTGCCTATCTCAGAGGCGGTGCAGTTATGAGTGAGTCAATACGCTTTGAGTGCCGTAGCTGTAAAAAGATAACAGAGCAGATAGAGCGCATAGTTACAGATAACCTGCCTGCTAACGTAAAGGTTTTACAATGCAAGGTATGTAGCAAAATGAGCGTTTGCCTATTGGTTACTTATGCCGATGTATGAGTATGAGTGTATTAGTTGCTCAATACGCTTTGAGGTTCAACGATCTATACACGATGTAAACATACCTAAGTGCTGTGGCTTTGATATGCGCCGTATTTATGACCCAATAGGTGCGATATTTAAGGGCACAGGTTGGGGCAAGGATGCTAAATAGTTATCCACAGGAGTTATCCACAGGCACTAATAACTGTGCAAACACGCCCAACGCTACGCTCAATGTTGCAGCCTATTTGACAAGGCGTGTAGCATCACAACTCGCTGGCGAGCCGCTGAGGCGGATAGCTCGCAGGCGATGTTTGGTGCTTGTGGGGCTGTATTGTGTAATTGGGATTACGCCAGCTAATGCAACTGATCCAAGCAAAGAAAATTACAAGATATATGCACATCTAAAGCTATTAGATGATAAGCAATACAGATGTCTGGTTACCTTATGGCGTATGGAAAGTCAATGGTCACCTACAGCAAAGAATAAAAAGAGCAGCGCATACGGCATACCACAACTGCTAAAGATGAAAGAGACTAACCCATATAAGCAGATAGACTTAGGCTTAAAGTATATTGCTTATCGTTATGGCAATCCTTGTAAGGCTTTAGATCATCATAAGAAAGTAGGGCATTACTAAGTGAAGGCTAAAGACCCTAGAGACGGTAGGCGCTACAAGGCTAGGCGCTTACAGGTGCTAAACGCTGGGGGCTGGACGTGTTACTACTGTGGCCAAGAGGCCAACCAGGTTGACCACGTAATACCTATAGCTAGTGGCGGTGACCCTATGAGCCTTGATAACCTTGTGCCAGCTTGTAAGCGATGCAATCTCAGTAAGGGTAAGAAGTCACAGGGCGTTTTTTTAGCCACAACGGACACA